TCGGTTAATGCAATGATAACAATCTCTTCCATACCCAAAGCCTTTTTAGGGATTAACATAGCACAGATAGCAACGGCTAAACCTTCAATGATGTACTTAATAGCACGCTTTAACAATTCATTCATGTCGAACATTTCGGTCATTATGATATAGTATATTATAATAAATTATTTTTGTTCTAATTGTATTTAATTAAGTTATTAATACTAAAAACACTTAAATATATTAATATTATAATATTTATAATGTCGACGTTCGAACATAAAATGGTAAATGGTGAAAGTAATCCTAAATATGTAGATTTGTGCGATGAAGATAAATCAATTGCAGGGCAAAAATTCGCATGTCTTTCTTTTGTTTCACCAGAAAAAATTCTAAAGAAGAGAGAGGTATTCCAATTTGATCAATTTATAAAAACTTGGGAATTCTCTAAATCTATGGAAAGATACTTTGAATTTATTCATTTTATTGCCTATAAACACAATATGAATGTAGAAACTCTAATTGCAGATTTTAACGATTTTGTTAAAGAAGAAAGTAGCAAATTAAAGAAGAGCGGAATAGAGGATGATTATAAAAACTTTATGGATAAACAGGAGGAATCCCTAAATGAGAAATTTAATCGTGAACATTCATTCCAGACATCAGTTCGTGGTCTAAAAGTACGTGGCTCATATGCATCTCAGGAAGAGGCGGAACAAAAGTGTAAACAATTAAGAGAAGCTGACCCGAATCATGATATTTTTGTAGGACCAGTTGGTGTATGGATTCCATGGGATCCGGATGCATATAAAACTGGAAGAGTTGAACACTTGGAAGAAGAATTAAACGCACTCCATAAAGAAAAAATGAAGAACGAAGAGATGGCTAAGAAAGAATTTGAGGAACGTGTACGTGAAACCAAAAAGAAAGCAATCATGGAAAATATTGAGAAAGCCAAATCAAGTGGAAATGTACTAACACAGACATTAGATGACGATGGAAATTTAGTAGGTGTCAAGGAAACCGTTAATTTTGAAGATCGTGAAGTATCTGATGTAGAAACTACACAATTGCGAAATGAGTTAATGGCAACACAAAATAATGTAAAGGGTTCATTAGAAGAGGTAGATTAAAGAATAAAAAGGGTATAAAAAAATTAAGATAATATGTTATAAGACTAACATATTATTATATGAAAACATTTTACAATATCTTACACAAACAATATACAGTGACCCCTGAATTAAAGAATGAATTTTTTAAAGATACTGTCCATACTATTGATATAAATATTCAAGTAAATGAGATGAAACATAATAAGAATGCGATGAATCTTATTTTAATATCAGGATTCATTTATTATAATTTTAATATAAAATCAAA